AGTGCATTTATGACCATATTAAAATAAATTTCTTTAGTCCAGAAGTGATACACCAACGCAGATAGGTCTTCTGGTAGGTAATAAGTGTAAAATAAATCGGAAATTGGTGGAGCTGATAGGAATCGAACCTACGACCTACTGGATGCAAACCAGTCGCTCTCCCTACTGAGCTACAGCCCCTGTTAAGGTAATGCCCACCACGTAGCTAACAATACTATTAATACTAATATTTGTTCTATTGTCAATGGTGTTCTAATAAGTAAAGTGAAATATTTCTCTTGCGATCATACTTCGTTCTATCCTTGTGTTTCTGCGTTTTAGCGTGAGGAGGAGTAAACTTTCTACTCTTAACATTCTCTAGTTTAATTCTCATAGTTTAAAAGCCTCCTTGTGCATACCGAGTTTATGTAGTTCCTTTTTGACTGTTTTCTCCAAATCTTCTACATCAGGCATAGAATCACCATAGAGTTCTCTACATTGCGTTTCGAACTCCTCTTTATTTTTCTTGTTGAAAATCCTATCCCAGTTGCTGGAATATTTATCGTGATTGGTTTTTCTATATCTACTTCCTTTGCTCATTATTTTAGCCATCTTGGTAAAGGCTGAAGTCCAGCCTTTCTTTGTTTTTGTTTACAGCGAATCGTTCCTGCTGCTTTCTTTTTGCGTAACTTATCTGACTTCTTCGTAAAGTGTTGTCTTTCTCTCACTTCCTGTAGTTTACCAGTCGCATCTACTTTGCGTTTCCATTTCCTCATCGCTTGTTCAAAGCGACCTTTTTCTACGTTTACTGATGTCAATTTAGATAAGCCTCGTCCTTTTTAGTAATGTTCTGCATAAGTCTCCCTAAATCATTGGCTATACCAAGTTGATTATCGAGAGTAACTTGCAGAAACTTGATGACCCACGCCATGTCAAATAAGAACTGTGGGTCGTCTGTGTTAAATCCTAGTTTTTGTAATTCTGTTATAAGCATAACTGAGAGTTCTTCATTTAACTCTTTGCTCCTTTTCATTGTTGTATAATATTCCCCTGTGAACTCGACAACGTTGTCTTTCAATGGTTTCATATGTTTATCTCCGAACAGAGTCAAAACTCCATCCCTTTTTGCGTAATCGCTTTACACGCCCTTTTATGGCATCTTCACTTCGGTCTAACATTATAGATATTTCTTTTACTGGGCGTAACCCATAATATTCTTTTAGATGTAAGTCCTCTTTCTCTGTCCAACGAGGATTTTTAATTGCCATGTTTTCCTTTTTTCATTTATAGTCATATTGTATCAAAGTTGAGCTGCGATGTCAAGAATTATTTTCTATTATGTAGTAAAAATATCTTGACATGCCTCCTTATTTTTGCTATAATTATAACTCAGGAGAAAAATATCATGGCAAATGAATATGAATTTATAGTATACATGGCAATTCTAGTTGGAGTAAGTTATACTTCCTTCAAGCTAGGAGTAACTGAAGGTATACAAGATACAATACATTTTTTCCACGAGAAAGGAGTAATACAACTCGATGATGAGGAGTAAAAAAATTATTCTTGACTTATCGGTGAAAATTTAGTATAATATAATAATGAAAAGTTCAGTTTTTAACTGAGCTGTTCCAAGCACTACGTCAGTAGGGGGAGGGTAAGAAAGTATGCTCACTTCTTCGCAATGAAGATGAGAATTAGTCAGCATATGGGAATTTTTAAATAACCTGAGATGCCGAAAGGGTCTCGCAGAGTTTTCCGAAAGGAAGGCTAATAGGAGAAGAATATGGTAGTACATACATTACCAACAATACACGACCTTAATAGGTCATGGATTGGAGCAGATCGTTTTTTCGAAAGGTTCGCTTCAATGCCTACATACGAAGATAATTCGTATCCTCGTTTTAACGTAACAAAAGACGGAGAGCAATATCAAATAGAGATTGCACTTGCGGGTTACACCAGAGAGAATATCACAATCGAGAGACTCGATGGTAGACTTGAAATTAGAGGAGAAAAGAATCTGAAAGATGTGGCAGACGAGTCATATCTACACAGGGGAATAACAAGGAAAGCCTTTAAAAGAGCTTTTACTATATCAGAAGATGTAGTAGTTGATAAAGCATCTTTTATAGATGGAATTCTAACTGTTGACCTTCATGTAGAGATACCAGAAGAAAAAAGACCTAAAATAATAGATATCGTTTAACGGAGACGTATAGGACGTCTAGATACACAAGGAGAAACAAGTGTTACATAGAATTGCAAGTGGTGATTCTTTGAAAACGTTGAGACTGATTAGAAGCAATATAGGACAACTCTTATATTTATTGCCTGCAATAATAGGCATATATGGGTTCTTAGTATTTGTAAACTGGTCAAGTTAAGGTAACTAGGTCTTTTATAGTTATAAATTTATGATAACAATAACAGAATTAGCAAAGAATAAAATCACAGAGAGGCTAGGAAGCGATTTCCTACGCCTCTCTCTTTCTGGTGGAGGTTGTAATGGATTTCAATACTTGTGGGACTTACACGAAGGCAGACCAAACAATGATGACTTTGTAGTAGAAGATAGAATAGTAATTGATAGTTATAGTATGCCTTATTTAAGAGGAACTATCATAGATTGGAAAGAGACATTAGTAGAAACAGGGTTCGAGATACACAACCCAAATGAGATGAGTGCCTGTGGTTGTGGCACTTCAGTAGGATTTTAATTATGAAACCAAGTCAAAAATGTATAGATATGGTAAAGCACTTCGAAGGTTTCGAAGATACAGCTTATCTATGCCCAGCAAACGTATGGACTATAGGATATGGTCGTACTAAAAACGTAAAAGAAGGCGACAAGATAACAGAGCCTCAAGCAGAAAGGGATTTACAAGAAGAATTACAGGAGTTCGGCGCACAAGTATTAGGTGTAGTTGATGTGTCCCTCCTACAGAATGAATTTGATGCATTAACATCATGGACATATAATTTAGGAGTTGGAAACTTAAGTAGTAGTACACTTCTGAAAAAATTAAACGCGGGTGACAAAGACTCCGTTCCTTCTGAAATGCTCAGATGGAACAAAGCTGCAGGCAAGGTGCTTGCAGGACTAACGACACGAAGACAAGCAGAGGCAGACTTGTGGCAGGGAAATTAAAAGTTAAATTTCAAGCCTTTTGGCTCTGGTTAATAGCAAAGTTCTTCCCAAGATATACTCTGTTAGTGAGTTACAATAATACATGGGGAGACCAAGACGACCAAGAGTTCACAGTAAAAAAGTTTTTAAAAAAGACAGATAAATACCTTAAGTTCAAAACACACGAAGGAGACTTAGTGGAAATACGAGGAGCTGATGGACTAAACTATAGGATAGAACAATTATGAACCAGTTTTTAATAGGGCTTATTGCAGTTTTAGGTATAGCATGTTGGTGGTTGTATGGAGAAAATCAAACTCTTGCAGCAAACAATATGGCACTTGAAGGCGCTGTAGAAACCCAAAAAGAGGCAATCGCTTCTTTAGAAGCAGACTTTAGTTTGCAAACGGAGGCTTTAAAGAATCAAACTCTGGCAAGCCAGAAAGCACAAAAAGAGTTGAATAGGTATTCAGATTTTATCCGTAACTATAAACTTGCAGCAAAAATTTTAGAAGATCCAGTTGAAATGGAAAGGAAAATAAACAATGGAACAAAACACATATTCGAGGATATCGAAAAACTTAGTGGCACTGTTGACGATCTCGATGATGGTCTCCAGTTGCAGCATACTGGGAACTAAACAGATAGAAGTCAAGGCAAAGCCTATGGATAGAACCATAGTGCAGCCTATTATGCCTCGTGAAATTGACTTAAAAGAACCAAGATGGTTCGCAGTAACAGAACAGAATTTAGATGCCTTTCTTGAGAGTATAAAAGAGCAAGAAGGCGAATTAATATTTTTAGCTATGTCTGTACCTGACTATGAAGTAATGTCAGGTAATATGCAGGAGTTAAAACGATATATTACAGAAATGAAAGACGTAGTAGTATATTATCGAAAAGTAACAATGCCACCTAAAAAGGAAGAAGATGGAAAATAAATTACAGACATATGAAATAAAGATTACACTTGAGGTAGATGCCGATAAGTATGGGCACCCTCGTGATTGGATTAAAGAGGCTCTTGAAGAAGGGCATTGGAAATACAAAACAGAAAAGATCTACGGGACGGATATAACCCCACTTGATAAGGAAGACCCTATCCATAAATGGATAAAGGATTTCAAGTAGGTGCCTGCAAACAAGGCACTGGTTAATAACTTAACCATAGGGATTGCCATTTTAAAGCAACAGCTTAAAGTGTGCAAGAATGTAAGTGAGATCACTAGGTTAGAACTAGAGGTCAAGGAGTTGCAGCAGCGACTCGATGGAGAAATAAATGGAATGGTTAAAAGCGAGAGTGTCTGAAAGGACCTCATGGGACGGCGCAGTACTAATAGCAGTATGTGCAATAGTGCTATTCACTGGAGGATTAGCAAAGGTTTTAGCAGTAGCTGGGTTAGGCTACGGCGCTTGGACTTGTTATAAAGCAGAAGTAGGAGGATAATATGTCAATGCCACCTGGTCAGTTCGCTGGAGACATGGATAGGAATGAGGTCGAAATAGACCTTAATAAATTCATGGCACTTCTGCAAGAAAAGTCAGAACTCAAGGATAGAATAAGAGAACTTGAGGATATAAATAACGTAAATCCTTATCAAAAAGTAGTTTTCTTAGCACAAACGGTTGATAGTTGGAGAATATTTCCTAGAGCTTTCTTAAGTATCTATATGTTTCTTCTTTACTTTGCAACCTTTTGGTTCATGGATCTACCCGATCCTTCGTTGGAACAATCAGGCTTAATATCAGTATTAGTCGGAGCAGGCGCAGCCTGGTTTGGACTGTATGCTGGAACACACAAAGCCCCTACAGCAGGTCAAAAAGATTAATTAATTCCTTCAGCTACGCATTTGCGCAGAGTATGAAGGAGGTGATTATCTACAGAATACACTCTGTTCTGCTGAAGCAAGTCAACACAACAACACCTATTAAGTTAGGTGTTGTTCCCACCTCCCCTCAAAATATTTCTTGACTTATAAACTTAAATTTAGTATAATACTACTATGAATATATTTATCTTAGATAACGATATAGATAAATGTGCTGAGTACCACGTAGACAAGCATATAGTGAAAATGCCTTTAGAGGCAGCACAGATGTTATGCACTACACATTGGATAGACAAATTTATAGGATATGCACCAAGAAAACTTAACAAAGAAGAATTACAAACACTCCGAGAGGTCAAATCTATTGAGCCTCGCGAGTATCCCTATCTTCCTACTATGCATAACCACCCCTGCACTATTTGGGCAAGGGAGTCACTCGACAACTACGAGTGGTTATACTGTTATGCACTCGCCCTTAATGACGAGTATGGATATAGATATGGAAAATCTCACAAATCCGTGCAGGAGGTGGTTCTCAGACTACCTGACCCTATACATTTACCCAGAACTGGGGTTACACCCTTTGCAATGGCAATGCCAGACAATCTTAAGTCCGACAATACCATACAGTCGTATCGCCAGTTCTATCACAAAGACAAAGCAAAGTTCGCCAGCTGGAAGTTTAGAGATAAACCAGAGTGGTGGAATGAGGAGTTAGCAGATTATGAGAATCGTATTACAAGATAAGCCATTAATAACAGTATGCTTTCCTAGTACATATACTGTGGAACAGAGAGACGCCTGGCTGGCAAAATATTATAAAAATTCAAGGAGATTGCATTGAGCAGACAAGAAATAAAAGAATTGGACAACTGCTATAAAGGGTTGTTTTGGGACTTAGAAACAAAAACATTTCTAAGATGGAAAGAATTTAAAAGTAAAAAGGATAAAATTGAGCAAAATAGATGACTACGCAAAGTTCGTAGATACAACAACAAGTCTAGAATCTAAAAGGTTTCTAGCATTTATCGATAGTGCTTCTAAATTAGAAGCCTGCGATAATATCAATGTACCTAGAGTATTAACCTCGGCAATAGGAATGTTAGCTGAAAGTGGAGAGTTTACCGAGATACTAAAGAAAATAGTATTTCAAGGTAAAGAGTTCAACGAGAGTGAAAGATTCCATATGAAAAGAGAGTTAGGTGATATTCTATGGTATTGGGTACAAGGTTGTGTAGCTTTAGGCTATACACCCGATCAGGTGATGGACGAGAACATCAAAAAATTAGAAGCCAGATACCCAAATGGTTTCGAGGTGGCAAGAAGTGAACATAGAAAAGAAGGAGACATATAATGGCAAATCATGTATATTACAACGTAAATGTAGGTGGAGATGAAGCCGTAATGGAAGAATTTAGTAACTGTATGAAAACAGAAATAGTTAAAAGACCTCTTTATGGGAACAAAACCTATACATCAGAAGAATTAATAGATATTGATTTACTACCATTTATGCCTAAAGGCAAGTATGATAGTGATGGGTATTTAGAGAGCTCATGGGATTATTATGTAAATAATGTTGGAGCGAAGTGGTGTCATGTAGAAGATTTAGATAAAGACGGATTTTTTGCAGGATACTCCGCTTGGTCACCCCCACACGAGTTTGGAACTAATCTTGCTAAACATTTGGAAAAGTTTGGTAAGTTCACTATCAGAATGAACTATGAAGATGAATTTAAACTATTTGTTGGGAACACATCTTGGTCTAATGAAGATGTAGAAGGTGATACTAACGAGATAGAAGACGATGAAATCAATCAGTGGTTATTAGACGAGTTAGAAATCGAAGAATTACCCGAAGACTTTGAATGGTACGAAGTACATGATAAGTTAGAGGTAACCCCAGAAGAGTTTATAGAGGATAAAATCTATAATTGGCAGGAGGAGTGCTAATGGAAGTATTTTTATTCCCAGCAACTGTATTTAAGTTCTTATTTAGTGCTATGGTATGGATATTACTAGCAACAATTATAATGCAGAACGATAGATACTATGATACGAGAGATTGGTGTTTAGAGAAGTATGACAAATTTAAGGAGAAAAAGGATGCCAGAGCCAGAAAAAGACGTAAGCTATAAATTTAATGAAGATTATATTTTATATCTTGTTAAGGACTACATAAGAAATACTTATAAAGAACATTACTCTAGGGGCAGTATTCAAAGTACAGAAGTGATATTTGATGCTGAACATGGTGAAGGCTTCTGTATAGGAAATATCCTTAAATATGCCCAAAGATACGGCAAAAAAGATGGAAGAAATGACGCAGATCTCTATAAGATAATTCATTATGCAGTTATATTATTAGGTATGCTAGAGTTAGAAAGTGAAAGAGAGCTTAGAGAGTACGAAGACGAATTACAAAAGGACAGCGACTAATGAAGAAAATAG